AGAAAGTGCTCCTGCAAAATTGTCAAAAGCATGTTCAAAATGACCAGAAAGTAGATCAAGACCACCCGTTAATGAGTGATGTAACTCACTGCCAAGAATATCGAAAACATCGCCGCCCATATTCACCTCTATCTTAATTCTATATTTTTAGGCACTTAAGTCAAATTCCTGCCAAACACACAAGTTCTTAAAGTCACTTCAGGAAACAGTCTTTTCCATGCTAACGGCCCCATCATTGTAAATTCCGTGCATTCTTCGTATTTTGCGGTAGCAAATAGAAACCTTACTAAATCATCTCTCCAAGATTTTACATCTTCTCCGCCAAGCAAAAGCAGATTCATTGTCTTGTTATGAAAATTAAGACAAAAACATGCCTTTAAAACTCCGGCCTCTTCCATAGAATAAATTTGAACATCTCTTGTCAGGCAAGACGCAATGATTTTATCTACGTCCAGATAACTAATTCCCGTTCTCTTGGATGCGGCTATTAGCCATTCCTTACATTGAACAGGAAGATTATCAGGTCTGTGTCTCTCAAACTCAATCAACTAATTTCTCTATTTTATCTATCACCGCCCTAGAGCCAGCTCTGTAATTAGCTATCAGGGCATCATCAGACTTGCTGAGGGGGAATGTTGGACTGGGGAATGCCTGGTTGACCTGCGCCAAGACCCATTTGGTTACTGGGCTGCTGCGCCATCCCGCCAATTCCGCCAAGTTGGGCCTCTCCATTTTGTGCTCCTTGTGGGACTATGCCCATTTGTTGACCGTATAATATGGCTTCATGCTTCATCTTGTGAGAAACAACCATTTCTATTTGATCTGGCTGTAGAATAGAACCCTTCTCAAGAATAAACGGCTCTAATTCTGCCAAATGCTGTTGATGGTTATGCTCTGGAAACACTTGTATATTCGGCCTTTCCTGCATGGGCATTAAAAAGGCCATGTTCTCTTGAACCTGATTATCTATATTAACCGGAGGCTTCTCACTTGGGATTAATTCTTCAATGTTGTCCTCATCCAAAGCCTCTAAAGCCCGTCTAAATGCGGCATCTACCACTTGAGGACGTTGTTGATTAACCGGATTCTGAAGTGTTAGCTGTACGATTAGCTGTGCTCGTGCGATTTTCTGTTGCTGTGTCGCCATTTTAGGATCGAACACAGTCTCAACGACCATATCATCCATATAATCCATACGGGTGATCTGTTCTGCCGTATCGTTAATGGTGAAATATTCCACTAACGGCAGATGCTTTTGATTTATCTTATAGAGTTTATCTAGTTCATCGTTGAAACTATCCGCAATGCCCATCTGGACAGATGAAAACATTTGCATGGCTTGTTCAATCTTAGCCAATACCGTAGTCGGTTGCTCGACCTTCTCCGTTGAACCTGTCGTAGCATCGGTTGTAGAGCCTATTCTTTGCGCCCTTTGATCCAGTTTCTCCAACAACTCGCCAAGAGCCTGTGACGGCCCAAGGAACTTCATTTGCATAATTCCAGATTGTAAATCACCGGCAGAATCAGGAATCTTTTTAAACTTGCCTAGCGTAAGCGAAACCTCTTCTTCGCCGTCCTGACACAATCTTTCGCTTATGAAGCCTGAACTGTTTCCGTCATTCGCTAGTGTACCGGCATCGAGCATCTGTCTCGTTCCGATATTAATGGCACTATTCAAATCACCTATTTTATGTCCTAATCCTAATCCATAGAACCCGTCTGGATTCTCGGAGAATTTATAATGCGTGTAATATTGAATTTGTTCATAGTCTCTTGTCGGTACACCTTCGGGAGTAGCGTCAAAATCAATACAGAGCCTTAAGAGTTCTCCACGCGCTAAATCTATCGTTCCGATATAGGGTAAAAACTGATTTGAGTCGTCAATATCAAGATAAAACTGTTGTTCTACCAAGATGGTCGGTTGACACCGCTTAATCTGTATGATTCCTTGCCGTGTGCCTTCGGCCTCATTTACTGCCGTGTTATAGTTATCATCTCCGCCCATATTCGGCTCTGCGGATTTAAACAGGAATCCTTTTTGAACCATAACTTCCGTATCGCCTACGGTAGTATAAATCTTATGGCTTTTCCTACGGACTTCTTCAATCCGGCGCGGCCCGACTTGATGATCGATGACTAAATCAACCGGACGGACATTATCTACCCTTGGAATATTCTTGAGAATATCAAAATAGGTTTTGGTAAAGAAGCTTCCATGAACTGCGGCAGCTAAAAATAGTGCGCGTTTGTCCTTACGGAAATTCTTGTTCTGGCTACCGAGTTGCCATGACATGTGACGGGAGATTCGTTCGGATCTCTCCCGATCGGCTTTTCTTAACTGTGGATTAAGGGTGTGCCTTGTAGGTACTGCTCCTACAAACTGTTTTGACGGGAAAAAGGCTTTATAGGTTCTACCCTGAAACTGGTCGCAAGCCTCTGTAAGAATAGGAATACTTTCAGTTGCGCCCCAGCTTCTTTCAGGATCTGAATTTTGGGCTGAATCGGTCTGCATATACAAACGCAGCCAAAACTCGTGCATATCCAGCCATTCTTTACGCGATTCCTCGTCGGTTTTAAAGCCAAGCTGTATTTCCTTGGCGATTTCCCTAGCTTTACCCTCTTCAAGACTATCAACAAGATTAAAGTAGGCAGAGGATTGCTTGACGGTTACTTTCTGTTCCGCCTTGGTAACGTCTTTAACGAGTTGCTGACCCTCTTCGGTCTTAGGCGGGTTTTTAGCGACAGCTTGGGCTAATCCGGCAAGGATGTTTGGCAATTCAATAACTCCTTATAATGAACTAGCTTCATATTAGCTTTTTTACCCTTCTTACGCAAATTGTTAACCCATTTAGACTCCGCAAGGAAAGGTACAATCCCATGTCCATAAGCCATAATGTCCCAAGTAGTGCGTTGAAAAATATCATTCATCTCCTGATACTGGGCGATTAATTCTGCGGTTGCCCAGAAAGATTTCTTAAGCTTGTAATGTTCGTGATTTACTTGAAGCGTGATTTCAAAATTCTTTGGCTGTCCCATTTCGTCCTTTTCGTTCAAGTCCGGTTTATCCGGTAGACAAAGATCATATCCGTAAAGATCAAACTTGTGGAATCCTAGCTTTTCGAGTAAATAAAGCCCTCTTGTCGCAGTAGCACTTCCTCCGGTTACGATAGAATCCGGTTGTAGATGGGTTAAAACCTCTTCATTTGCCCCTACAGCAGCGTGATAGCCCCAGACGGTACATCCAGCATCCAAGAGGGTTTTAGTCACTGACGGCTCAACCTGAGATGCCACAAACCAAATTATGTCCTTATTTGGGTTTTCAACAAAAGCATTAACCCTTGGTCTTGGATCTAGGAGAATACATGCCCAAGGCTTAATTCCTGCCGCCTTAAGCTCTTTCAGAGCGTGTTTAACGGCGATAATTTTGGTTCCTTTGACAGATTCAGCGACTAACTGAGGGCCAGCGGAGACTACCGACACCCTTTCACGGTTCTTTTTACAAGTTGTGACCCAGTTCTTAATGAGTTTTTGGTTTTCCTCGATGTTCTTTTGAATTTCCTCATTAGGACGGCTGTTTTTGGTCTGAATCTGTAGGGGCATGTTCTTTTTAGACTTTGCCACTGGACCCTTCATGTGGGTACTGAATTTAGCCATAGGACTTTCAGGCCAAATATCCATTCCAGGCTTACCTTCCGTTAGATTTGTAGCCTTATACTGGAATCTGTCCCTAACGATATCGAATATCCATGAATCGTGCCACTGTTCCTCTTTAAAAATCAAATCTTTAACATAGAGATTATAAATATCGTTTATTAACTGTTTTCCTTGATATTCTAAATCAAAGGCCAGCCAGCCGCATTCCGAATGCTCCCAATCTTTTCTTCCAAGATAAGAAACGGCATCACCTTCTTTTGGTAGGCAGTTTTTGAGCAATTCATGTGTGACTTGAGATGTTGTTATAACATCGGCATCAAGCCATACTAGGTATCTCGGTACTTCCACGCCGTCTTTACGCGCCGCTTCGATAGAATCCAAGGTGTGCTTGATTGCAAAAACTTTATGGGAAAATCTTACGCCCTGTTTTCGATAATTCTTTGGATCGTCCTTGTCTTTGTTCCTTTCGATAAAATCCTTTTGTTCGTCGCTTATTCCAATGCTAATTCCATCTCCCTCACGAAGAATCTTTTTAACATCTTCCAATAATAAATCATCGTCTAGTTTTAATAAAAGAGGTACATCGGAAGGCCAATATTTGACAAAACTTCTAATCCCTTCTTCTGCATAGATAGGCCAGAACTTGTTAGCAAAGGTTGTAATGACGGTAATCATAATTTAATAACCCCTATGATAAACTTTTCTCCGAACGTGTAGGTGTTTTTTCTACATCCAAGCCTATCTACATACCAGTTAAACGCATCAAGAACTTCCTTTAAAACAAGGTCATGATAGACGATGTATTTCTTTGCCCTTGCTCCATAAACCACAGAATCCGCGATAACGTCCGGATATGAGTGACCGGCATCTATAAATACCATGTCATAGTCGCGAGTTATTGATTTCACTATTCTCGGATCGTGCGAACTTCCTAAATATTGCGTTACTTTCTTTCCTTCATCTTCAAGGAGTTTAATAACATTCTCTCTGTGCTTTCCAACATTGTTGTGGTTTAGATCAATACAAGAAAGGGAGTTTCCTTTTAATGCGCCACCGACAGCGTATAGAGAGTTTCCTTCTGCGCTTCCTACCTCAAGATAGGAGTCGCATTCCTTCGCAAGATTGTAAATATGCGCCAGCTCCTCTTTGTCTTGGACAACAGGAAGTCCACGATGATTAATAAACTCCCACCGTTTTAAAAATTCTATATCAACCGATTCAACCATGTCTTTGGAATCCCCCTTTCTATTTCGATTGGAAAAAAGTAGTTAAACGGCTTTGTTCCGTTGCCTTTGATGTAGTCAACCATTTCGGAAATGCAATTTTCCAATTTCTGCTTTGGCTTGTAATTTAACAATTTTCTGGCCTTGTCGCTTGAGCAATACGCCTCTTTAACCTCGTTAGGTCGATCCGGCATAAAAATAATATCTACCTTTTTGGTGTATTTAATAACCATTCTTGCAATATCTAAAATAGAAACATCCCCCTCATCCGGCCCGATATTAATAGTTTCATCGTAAATACTTTCATCAATTACTTTCATGATGCTTGGAATGCAATCCTTAACCGGACTAAAGCACCGCCTTTGCTTTCCGTCACCGTAGATTATTATGGGTTTTCCCTGTAAGGCCCTATTAATCATTATGCTAACTACGTTCCTTGCCGGATCGTCGTATTTCTGCTTAATCCCGATAATGTTATGGGGAACAAGAATTGTGTAATTAATTCCATGTGTCTTACAAAGGATTTTTAGAACATCTTCTGCCGCGACCTTAGCAACTCCATAAGGGTCTACCGGCTGTGGAACCATCTCTTCGTTAAACGGTAATTCCTGCTTTCCATATCTTGCCATGCTGGACATAAAAACGATATGCTTGACCCCGTTTTTAATCGCTGCGCTAAACGTAGCAATAGAGGCTTCAAAGATGTTTTTTGTGATAAAAGAGGGGGAAAAACTGGATAAGCCCTCATGTGCGGTCGCCGCGCAATGAACCAACACATCAGGTTTAAACTCCTTTAAAAGTCTATCCATTGCCTTAAAAGAGCAGCAGTCTATCTTTCGTGAGTAAGATATTGGAGCCGATGAACAAACGCCGGAATCGTTTCCATCAACAAAATGCTTCTTTTTTAAGGCTTCCGATAAATGATTTCCTAGAAATCCTTTGTCCCCCGTTATCCAGATTCTCATATTTCACCCATAAACAACGGATAATCCTTCATTACATCTAAAACATAATCAGGAAGAGGGTCTAAAACCGTTTTTCCTTTATTCTTTTCCAATAAATCCAGTTTTTCTTTTCGGCATATCTCGATTCTGTCAATATCCTGAAACTTTCCTTTTCCATATTCGCTTGCATGGGCAAACGATCTAAGCTTTTGAGCCATTTCACTAGCGTTCATGAAGTACGAGAAGTGCCAGCCCGATCTATAATCTCCCGTTCCCTGCCGAAACCTTCTCATAAAATCGCAGCCTTCATCACCCATTCGCATTGCCGTAGTGCCAAGCCAATCCCTCTTAATAGGGTTTTTAATATTGTAATAATACAAATCTTGAGAGAATATCGCCGGAGTCCTTAATACGCCGTTTCTTGCAGCAAGGTATGAGTTTCTATCAGGGATTTCGTCAATATCCGAGAAAAAGAACATATCTCCTTCTCCTGAAATATCCATGACGTTGTTATAAAGTTCTGTCCTCTGATACTCCTCGATTTTAAATTCGTTTTTCGTCGTGAAATTTATATTACAAACAAACCTCTTTATTTTCCCCATTGCCCAAGCAAATCTTTGTTCATCAAAATATAGCTTCTTGGGCTTGCCTGAATGAGTCGTGTCTGATTCTTGAATAACAAAATAATCCACATAGTCATAAAGCAGCTTAAGCCTTACTTCCAGAAGGTCTAGTTCATGACAAAAGAGAAAGGCATCATAGACTTTCATTTACCCATCCCCCCAGGATGTAATGCCTCTGCAATTCTTTGTTTATCCATATCCATGTATCTTTTACAAGTATTCCAGACGTATTCGTCCCTGGCGTGCCAGCCCATGTTTCTTATTCGTTTATGTGTCTCGTCCGGTTTACCTGTATCGCTTGGCTTATCGTGTATCAGCAAATAATCCTTTAAATGAGTAAAGCAATTATTTGCCTTAGCCACTTCCACAGACCATGTATCGCAATAAAAATGAAGAAAAATGGGAGGGAGAAAATAACCAAGAGCATCAATATATTCACGACTAAAAATCGGATGAGGAGTTCCATCAGGATCTCGACTGTCTCGTAAAGAATAGACATGGATTTTATTCTCCAATGAATTGTAATGGTCGATTAAAGCTTTGTCCCATCCTGGAGTATCAAAGATAATATCATCAGCCGCTAGCATAAACAGTTTGTCTGCATTCTCTTTAATATTGTTATATTTTCTAATCGCATTTAAATAAAGCTCATTCCATTTATGAACAGTTGGGGCATCCAACATTAGAAATGGGAATACGGTTGCCTTTCCAAAAGAAACAAATCTTTCTGTTTTTAGAAAAGAGTATTTTTCAATTTCTTCTTCTTGAATACAAACAAAAATATTAATATTTCCAGATGCTGTTTTTGCTACGCTCTCAATCATGCGCTTGCATTGCTCCGGCCTTCCTCTTGTTGGGCATAAAAGACTAATCATTTTACATATCCGTCTTTTCTCGCATCTCTTTCAAATTTATGACCGTTCTCGCAAGTCCAGTTCATCTTTGTCATTTTATCGCTCAAGACATAGAAGTGTTGTTCTTTTTCATCATACCCAATTCTGGCATTAATGTCTGTGATGGTAACCGAGGGAAAAAACTTCTTCGCCTCACACGTTGGGCATGAAATATCTATCATTCCTTTTTATCCAGTCTGTCAAAGTTAGTTCTCGGTAAGCCGGTTATCTCTCCGTGATCGTCGTTTCTACACCACATCTCATATTCGTTAATCCACAAATCAGCAAATTGAACGTCTTTCTTATCGCTCCAAGGGCCGCCTTCCGTGTAGTGTATCGAATCAGGAAAAATCGGTTTATCAAGCTCAGTCTTTCCTAACTTAGGGCTTATTCCTGAAATGTAATTATACGTCTTTGGTATCTCGCCGATCTCCGACTTCTCCAGCCATGTAAAGCCGTGTAAGTCCTCTCCCTTGGCAAAGTTAACCTTCTCAACCGTTAACTGCCTATTCGCAGCATGGGCACAGTTAATCAGCATAAAGCTAGACCAGTTCTTTCTAAAATACTGCAATCTACTACGTCCCTCAAGGTGCGAGATATTAACTGCATTCTGGTAGTTATGCTTGACGCACATAACCGCGTATCTATCGTCTTTTAATTCAAACAGTTTCTTAATATCGGATAAGAAAATAATATCAGCATCGCAATATAACGCCCATCCCCGATAGTTCATTAGGGCCGGAACAAGAAACCTTGAGTGAGAATATTCCGTTGAAAACTTCTTACCGTCAATCAAGTCTATCGTATCTCCCGTAGATCCATCGACAAGCCACGGCCTAGACAGCATTCCAATGGCTCTTAGATTCTTATGCTTTAATAGTTTTATATCTACAGAATTATGCGTTCTGCTTCGTATTGAATACGCCGCGACGTAACTGGCTACTGTTTCCCTGGTATCATATCCGAGGAAACAAGTAATTTCCGCATGAGGGGCCATAGTCTTTCCTTCATCTCGTTAAGGCTCATTTGAAGCCAAGCCATTTTACCGAATAACGTAATCGAATCGGCATAAGTCGGAAACCTACCTAACTCCTTTAGATAGGCTCCAACAATAAAACCATCATCACTATTAACGGGTATTCCCTGTAATAACGCTTCCCATCCAACCGCAGAATTATAAGTGATAACCTCTCCAATAAAATTATAATCAATGGGCTTGGGATTACCCTTGAATCTTACGATAGGATTATACTTACACCGATCGAACGCAGACGCTATCCACATGCGTTGATCTATTTTCTTCCAGGCGCACATATAATCCGTTGGAGGACAAATCAGAGAGATTCCATCCCTTTCCTTTGGTGTCTCGATCTGAATATGCAAATCATTTAATCTATAAATATCGACCTTGACCTTATCCAAACTCAACACTTGCTGCGTGTTCTTAAGGCTTACTCTATAATTTCCGGTAAAGTGTTCGCCCCTATTCAAATATCCCCTATCAATATTAAACCAAGGCTTCCCATAAAAATCGCACATGGAAAACACTTGCTGCGTACCCCGTAGGATTCCGTAGGCAATGTGAATATCGCAGCTTAATACTTTTGAATCAGTTAATTCAGATGCGTTGTAAATAACAGAATTAGGAAGCGCAGCGTGTACGGCATCTGCTACCGTATCAGCAATATTATGACCCGTTTTCCAAATGCCGATCATTTCTCTAACTTCTCGTCAATCTTCTCCAGTCGATAGCAAATCAAGAATAGCTCTACGATAATCACGAATAAAAGATATTCCAGCATGTTTATCTCTCTTGTCCGGTATCGTTTTAGGTCTCAGTCTCGTAACCGCCTTTGCATAAGGATTACGAGTAGGCAACGCACTTTTCGCAAGCCGTTCCTTTAACGTCTTTCGCAAGATTAGCTCTCCTCAATGCCTGAAACTTCTCAGAATGCCAAGCTTCCATGAATTGCGTTGTGGTCAAATCGCCCATGTTAAACCGCCCATCATGGTCAAAGCAACACGCGCTCAAGCGTCCTTCCCATGTAATATGTCCCTCAGAAAAAAGGGCCCAACATGGTAAAGGATCAACCATTGCTTCTAATCTTCCCCTGTTTCCTGCCGTTACCTGCCATCCGTCTTTTGTGTTATCCGCTCCGGTTAAGTCTGCCTGTGAATATAGCGGAAGGGCATAAACCTCGTCCAAGACTTCCTTAGCCTTGTCTACAAGCGGTTTCATCTTAAGGTCTTGTTCTCCGTCATAGTGAATGTATGAGGCATATAATCCGCAGCGGTGTCCCGTTTCAGCCTCTACCTTGTCCCGAATCGCTCTTGAAGCCATCATGTTCTCGATAGCCTTGTGAAAGTATGCACCCTTGACGTTGGCGACTTCCTTAAACTGCTCTTCATCTGCCCAATTCATGCTAAACTTTAACGAGTCTAACCCATTTTCAAAGCATTTCTTAACCCGATCTGGATCACACAAACTTCCATTTGTCGTTAAGAATACATACGGGAATCGAGCCGTATTCTTAGCAAAAAAAATAGCATCTTCCAGCCTCTCATCAGTAAACGATTCTCCAAGATAAAATAGTCCGATTTCCTCTACTCCTGCCTCACGCATATCGAGCAATAATTTCTTAAATAATTCCCAATCCATTTGTCGAACTTCCCGTATGTTCTTTGCATGAGCACAAAACTTACACCGGAAATTACACTTGCCAGTTAGCTCAATCTTAACACTTCGGGGGCAAGGAGGAGTCGGAGATAAATATTCGGCGGGAATCTTGGTAATAGCATCAATGCGATCTGTAATACTCATTTAATAACCTTTCGTTAATTAAATTCCGCATTGTGTACTACAAAAGAATAAAAATGTCACGCCCTTTTTTGTGGCTTAATCTGATATGGATCGCATCTGTCCAAATTATGTTTTGCCCGTTTCTTAAAGAAGTCTGAATTGATTCGTTGCCTTTCCGTAAGGATAAACGGACGGCTCATGCAGCCATAGGAAACCGTATCATAGCTATGATCCTCTTGGTCGGTGTCCGGCCCCTTCTCCGGCTGGTTTTCATCTAATACCAATGTTGGAACTGTTCTCCAGAAATGAATGCAATTATTCGTAAAATAAAGCATTGGAACATAATTACCTTTTTCTATTTCAATCCCTTTGAGCCGTGAGCATATTTCAGAGTAGTTGGCCTGTCTGTCCTTGATCGACTGTCTAGGATTAAATCTACCTTTCGTCGCCTTATACATTCTTTCGTAAATGCTAGGCCCATCGTTCTTAGACCACATTGCCGTATCAGCAACGCGATAATCCATCTTTTCCATTGCATCATCCTCTATCTTTATGATCTTCCTGGCAACAATGTCCGACTCTTCCCTAATGCCCATATCAGGCTTAATCGTTCCATCATCGTTACAATATATCCCATAATGCTCTCGATACATTATCAAAGCACCTTTGGGGAGTAGCTTTTCTGGATAGTCGTCTGTTTCCGCAAGAATCGTATCTTCATCAGGAACACAAAACCAGCTAACGCAATATGGCTTTGCATATCCCCAATCGATAACCTGAAACTTAACCCAATGGTCTAAGGGCTTAAACGGTCTTAATCCGTGTTTGTCTCGGTCAATCTTTAATGCAGCTCCAGCGACTACATCCCAGTCGCCTTCGAGCATTGCCCTAACTAATTCATCATTACCCAATCCTGAAAGTGTTGATGAGTATGACTCATAGTCTAATGAGGGATTATCGGTTAACTTTGCCGGTATGAACTGACGTAAAAATCCGCCTTCTTTCTTTGGCGTTTTCCATATCTCAAGTTGCGGTCTAGGATCGATAAACGCAGCCTTAACGAATTGATGCCCGATGCCGCCAGGATTAGAGCCGCTTAAAATACGTGGAAAGCAATCCTTGTACTTCTCCGGTATCTTCATGTCCTTCGACATACGAACGCGAGAACGCAAAAACCTATAAATCTTTTCCGTAAATGTGGTTAATTCGTCAATGATTAAAACGTGGATTTCTGCGCCTAAATACTTGAGCCGGTCTTTTTCGTCCTTACAATGGCAAAGATAAATCTTCGATCCATTCCAAAAACGAATCTCATCTTCGACTATTTGGACATGCTTGGATTGAACTAATGGAGCGAGAAGCATCTGGAAACCAGATTCGCCCTCCATATGGTTCTTAACTAAATCTTCTCTAATGCGCCGGAATAAATAAACCTGTAGCCCAGGAATTAATCCGCACCAGATTACAGCAGCTATCCTGAAGAAATAACTCTTTCCTCCTCCGGCAGCTCCTCCATATAGTATTTCTGTTGCCTTGCTTAGAAAGGCTAGGGATTGTCTAGGATGAAGATTAAACTCGCTCATTACCCATTTTAGGTGCTATTTCAGGATGTAATCCCGCGATTATTGGCACTCATTAAGAAATTATGTAACACAATCAATAAAAATGTATTACCTAATTTTGGTATTCATTCAGGTTTAGACAGATTGATCGTGAATGTAGGAACAATTAACGGGTTCTCTTTATCGCCAGCAAGCGTTTGCGTTGGCTTGCCCTGCAAAGTATCTCTAATCTCTGTGATAGCCTTTAATTGATTTGTGTTTTTTGGATCGCTTGCTATTTTTAATAGCGCATCAGCACATTTTGCAAGCCCCTCAACATCATTACCGTACTTATCTTTTAAGGCCCTAATTAAAGCAAACGTAAATCTTTGCGTCTTTTTTGGCGCGCCATCTGGATTTGCGTTATTTCCTGGCTCAAACACTTTGTTTTAATCTGGTTAACTCTCTGGGAGAGTTAGTAATTGTTAATTATATAATAGGCTAATTTGTTGCGAAGTCAAATTGTTTTTTTTATCAGCTGCCAAGTGTAGCCCAGAAAGTTTGCGATTTTCTCCGGTACATTCATTCGGCCTTTTAAAATGGCATTAATGCACGGGCGAGATACGCCAAAT